CTTCTCGACATTGCTGATTTTATCCATCGTAACGAAATCGTGAAGTATGTAGTTGATGGCAAGATGTATTGCTCCGTAAACTACGAAAGCATAATTGAGGATTTACCTATATTGGATATAAAAAAGCAGGCATTAAGGGATAGGTTGGATAAACTATGCCTCTTTGGTATGTTAGAGAAAACCGTAATCAAAAACGGCACGGGCAGTTGGGCCGCATTTCGTATAGGCGACCAATTTGAGGTAATAAAGTACGAACAATATAATGGGGGGGTGTGTAGTCAACTACATACGGGGTGTGTAGCAGAATACACACCAAAAGACTCATCTACTATAATAACACAAGAAGAGAAAGAAAAAGTATATGATAAATCATATACTAAAAAGAAAGAGAATATCGGACAGTCGATGTTAGATTTTGAAGATGATGAAACATCTTCCAATCCAATGCAAAAAAAAGAAAAAAAACCTACACCAAAAAAAGAACAAAAAGAAGCTCTCTTTGAAGAGTGTTGGTTGGCATATAGAAGAAAGGGTAGTAAGAAGTTGGCATTTGAACAATGGAAGAAACTAACCGATGAAGAGAAGCAGCTAATCTTGCCTCATATACGTGCATACGAACAAAGCCGAGATTTGCCATTTCGCAAGGACTTTGAACGCTACCTGAAAGATAAGAGGTTTCTTGATGTGGTATTCTCAAAAAAAGGTGCTGTCCTCTATGACCCATCTATGTTTGATGTTGGTGTATATTCGCCCCGTGGTCACGGAATCTATTACAATGAAACAAAAAAGTATTATGGTTTCATGGATATGTACTTTGATGGTGATACGATATTCGATGATTACACGGACGAGAATCGCCCCGACGGAGCTACATTAGTGCTGAATAATGCGCGAGGTACTTTAGTGTGGGATAAAGCAAATAAAAAGTGGAATAAAGTGATTTAACAATATGTTAGATAAAGAACACTTAAAACTTTGGTGGAATACGTTTGTCGGCGATGGCAATTTCACAGAAGTCCGCATATTGGGCAAGTTTTCTTATAGCGGTTATTTCCGCTCGTTCGAGAATCTTGTAAGCCAATTAGAACCATATACGAATATGGATGATGAACAGATATACTTTGTTCTCAATTCCATAGCCGAGGATTGTTATGCAAGACCTCAATGCGAGAAGTTCGTCAAATCGCCGAAAGCAACAACCAAGGATGACGAAATAGTTAGACGCAAATTCCTATTGTTGGACTTTGACCCCGTTAGACGTAGTCAAACGAATAGCACCCCAGAACAATTCGAGCTTGCGCACAAGAAAGCCCAAGATGTTTTCCTTTTCCTTAGAAAGAAGGGTTGGACAGAACCTATCATTTGCATAAGCGGTAACGGGTGGCATATACTTGTGCCAGTTGATTTGCCCTGCGATGAAGAGACGAATAAAATCATCAAGGACTTCTACACTTATATGGGGAGCGTATTTTCCGATGATAATGTAGAGTTTGATGAAAAAGTCTTCACATGCGCCCGCCTCACAAAACTTTACTCTACGTGGGCAAAGAAAGGTGCAAACGTTCCTTCTAATCCGTGGCGGCAATCCAAGATAGTTTACATACCTCAGCAGATTGTACCAACGCCATTAGAGAAGATAAAGGAGTTGGCCGACCTCGCGCCAAGGGAAGAACCCAAGATAGCACCGAATAGGCAGCGTCCGATAAATAATGCTCCGTTTGATTTGAGAACGTGGCTTAACAATCATGGCATATCATATAAGGAGGAAACACAAGGAAATGGCACGAAATTTGTGTTAGAGCATTGTCCGTGGGAAGATACGCATAGTACAAAACAAAAGTGGGATAGCGCATTATTCCTTGCAGCCGACGGACAAATAACATTTAATTGCTTTCATTCGCATTGCAAGGATAAGACGTGGTTTGATTTTCGCACGATGTATGAACCCGACGCATATAGCAAACCAGCCTATCAGCCTCAATATATTCCGCCAAAGTACGCGCCTAAGCCCAAGTATGAGATAAAGGCTGAAATACCCGAATTGGGAGAGAAGTGGCTATCCATGTCTTCGGTTCAAAAGGTGGACTTGACGCAGTTGGAGAAAGTCAAGACTGGCTATTATGAACTTGATAAGCGCATAGGTGGTTTGTATATGTCCGAGGTTACAGTCTTGTCGGGTTGTAATGCTTCGGGCAAATCATCGTGGTTGAATAACGTCATCTTGAATATCTTGGAGCAGAATTACAAGGTCGCCCTTTGGTCGGGCGAGCTAAGAGCCAATATCTTGAAGACGTGGATTCAGATGCCCGCAGCGGGAAAGAGTTATCTTCGTCAATCCATGTATGATGAAGGACGGTATTACGTTCCCGACAATATAGGAGAGAAGATTGATGAGTGGATGGATGGAAAGTTCTTCCTTTACAATAATAAATACGGTACGCAGGCCGAGCAGATACTTAGCGACATGGATATATTGGCCAAGGCGGGCGTAAAGGTATTCGTGTTGGATAATCTTATGGCAATGAATATTGATTTGTTCGACGGCGACAAGAACAATAAACAGAAGGAATTGGTCTTAAAAATCAAGGACTTCGCGATGGATAGGATGGTTCATGTGATATTGGTAGCCCACCCAAGAAAAACAACCGCCTTTCTTCGTAAGGCCGATATAAGCGGCACGGGCGATATTTCCAATGCGGTAGATAATGTCTTTATCATGCACCGCACCAACGAGGACTTCATTCATGCCATAACGGAGTTCTATAACGCTACTGTAGCATCTAATCTCCGTGAGTTCGGGAATGTGTTGGCCGTAGAGAAAAATCGCCTGTTCGGAGTGGCTGATTATATGTGTGGATTTCATTATGAAGCCGAGAGTCGCCGCTTCAAGAATACGATGGAAGAGAATATCCATTACGGATGGGAGCAACGTGGCGTACAAACCACAATGCCATTGGAGAGGGAAGAAGAGCCTCTGAAGGAATGGTATAATGAAAACGACCCATTTGGGGAGTCCGAAGATAGTAGTCCATTCTGATTTTGTAAAGAATTTTCATGCAATAACAAACAAACCTTAAAATATTTGGAATATTCAAATAAACATATTACCTTTGCAAACAAAACCAATTATTAACAATTAAAAACTATTTGATTATGGCAAAGAGAAACAAACCACAAGTAAGTTACAACGAGGAAGCATTAGAGAATCTTGTAAGGTCATGCAGCAAGAACAATGATAACATCTTTGTTCTCTATGATATTGATGGGAACAAAGGTGCGGCCTATTCCACGAATGAAGACCACACATTGATACAGATGTTCTGTGACATGATTGTTGAGGCCACACTGTCCAATGAAGAGAAGCGCGCAATGCCATTGGCTTCCTTCCTCACAGCCCTTAAAATATCTATTGTTCATGGAAGCGACAAGGTGGCGAAGAAGTTGATAGGAGTCCTTGCAAAGACTTTCGGCCTTGACATCATCAAGTTACTTGGGGAAGTGGCCGTGAAAGATGCTCTCGAAAGCGCAGATGAAGAAGATGAAGAAGAATCAAAACCATTTGATAGCGAGTGCGTGAAGTGTGAGAAATTCGCCGCTTGCGTAGCCGATGCTCTCGACGAAATGGGCTACGATATGAGAAACAAACCACATAAGAAGCACAAGAAATGAAAAAGCCGACTTTGTACATCAAGAATGCTAAAGGCCGTTATGAGGTTTACAAAGAAGAGGAACCACAATACGATAACGCCCTTTACAGAAGAATCAAGTACGGAAGTAGATGGAAGTACGAGCCAGTCTCAATGTCCGAAGCCGCCGATGCTCTCGACGAAGGAGTTTGGGTAGTAGTCAAAAACCTACATGGAAAGAGCTTCTCCAACGGAACTTATCTTAATGACTGCTTTTTTCCTTACATCTGTCAGAAGACGAGCGATATAAAATTCGTTACCATGTCCGAATTGGGCGGATTGGAGAAATTGGCAGACCATCTGTGCCATCATTGGGAAGAGATACCTCGTAACGTATCGCTCTATGATATGTGCCGCGCTATTGTCGGAATATTGTATAATTACAAAAACGAAGAAAAGAAATGAACGAAGTGCCAATAAGCAGAGAGTTATACGATAAGCTCGTCCAAATAGGAATAATTGACGATTCGGGTGTTCGTATGACTAACGTCGGTTCAAGCAACTACGCCGAGCATCTGATTCAGCCGTGGGCTATTTGGATTGACTGGAATCTCGACCCTTGGGATGCGGATATAGTCAAGCGTGTCCTCAGAACAAAAGAGGGCGAACCGCGAGGACGCGATTACGAGAAGATAATTCACGATTGCCAAGAGAAGCTACGCCAACTTGAAACAAATTGCTCGCAGGCGCGTTAAAATACCCTCGGTGGTACAATGTACCATCTGAGGGGTGAAATGCCCTCAGAGCGCAAGCAAATGGCCTTAAACACGAAGTTATGAATAGAATTATAATACAAGGCTTCATAAATACGATAAAATACCTTCCCGATTCGTGTATTGTGTACTTAGACCAATTCAAGAAGGGGTATCGCAAACCGAACGGAGAAATAGTAGATGATAAGTACCTTTCTTGGAAGATTATCTTCAAAGAGTATTTCAAGAATTACATATCCAAGCATTTCTCCAACGGTATGTTGGTAGAGATTGACGCTGAAATGCTCCCCTATGCAGTAGAAAACGGCAAAATGACGGCAGGGTATTCGTGTATGGGGAAGACTATTGATATGGCCTCCTTCCCACGAGCGAGCGTCAAACAAGAAATTCGCATGATAAAAGAAAGTCAAGAAAGAAGTGACGAGCAGCCCGATATGGATGCGTTCAACGAACCCGATTTCTGAGAAAGTTTCTTGTTTTGTTTTTGATATATAAAGGTTGTGGCAACTATCCTCGCGGACGGTTGCCACTTCAATAATAGATTATAACACCAAAATAAAAACCAACTAACCTTTATCAAACAACTAACCTAAATATGAAGAAGCTTTTGCAATCATGGTGTTACATCTATTTATGATATATTCGTTGCCTTATCAAGAAGGTGTAACGTTAAAGTACCCATGATGAATGAATCGTCACCCCTCTGTAACTTCACCGTCGTGGGCTTGTATTCTTTTAAGCATATACAATGGGCTATCTTATTGGCATAAAGAGATTTTATCCACAGCTCAGAGCTTGTCATAAGTTCAATGAAGTAATCATGTCTTGCCGCTACGTTGAAGTTGCTTTGGTTTGAGGCGTATTTCTTCTTTACGATGAACGTAATTTCTATATCCACGTTCTTTCTCACGACTACGGGATTGTTGCTGTTATCCCTCTTTGCAATCATCATATCCTCCGTTTGGCTATCTACCCATTGTGCAGTATAGACATTGACGGGCTCACCTTGTTCAAAGAAACCGTTTATAGCCAATATCCGCACGCCATCTGCCAAAGATGCAGATGTAATGTCGATAAAATCCCCATTTTGGGTGAACTTTACAAAATATTTTCCTACTAAATTATCCATAATACTTAGAGTTTAGAGTTATAAACGTAATTCTTTGTCAAAGACCTTTACCTCAGCCAAACAATATTTACCTATCTCCACCTTTGCTTTTGGAGAATAGCGATAAACTAAGACCTTACTCACCTCATCTGAATCATACAAGATAACTTCGCTATCATCAAAGAGCATGATTCGTGGGCAGTTATAGCCGTTAAGGGAGAGATAAACGCGCGAACCACAGCCGATATAAAT